TTATGAACCTTTGTACCTCTTCGAGCAGCTTGGCCAGCAATTTTATTTGCTTTCTTTTCACCAACCCTTTGTCTCCATGCGTTAATACCATCTTTAATAGCAAGTGATGTTACAGTAGTAACAGAAGGGTAATTACCATCAGGTGTAACATAATGTCTTTTTCCATTTATGGTTTTGGTTTTTAAGTCTTTATATTCAATCCCTTCTTTATGGATAAACATTACGACGGATCACCATCTGGATCAAATGTAGCTTTTGGATGGTTATGCTTAATATTTCTAAGCACATCCTTAAAGTTATCATCAGACTTTCTTGCACCAGCAACGCCGGATACAATTTGAGGCATGCCTATACATTGTTCCATGTCAGGATTATCCTTTATAAACTGTTCACGTTCGGCCATAGTCATCATCATTTCTTGGACCTTACCTGTCTTCTTATTTCTAAAATCATATGTTGGCATATTAATTCACTTTACGTTGACATTATAACCTTCTAGTTCCTCGAGCTGAGCCCAATCATGACTCTTCAATGCTCTGTCTATTCGGTTTCTGGTTTTGCGAAGTCGAGTTCTCTTTATTTGTTGTTTAGAGGCCCCTTCGTCTTGATTGGATTGTTCTTCGAAATAATTGTTGTTATGAAACATAAGTTGTTTAGTATCGGCCACTGCTTATTCCTCCTTTAGCTAGTGCACTACAAACCTAATTCTGGAAACGCTTTTTTAACTACGTTCTTACTTACTCCTTTTATTTCTCTTTCCTTCATTTGAATTACAAGTTCAGCATCTTCGGGCTCAATTGATTCAAGTATTCGAACAAACAATTGTTCACGTCTCATCTGTTGAGCATTTGGTTGTACCGGCTTACCTTTATTTGCAATGAAATAAGAAAAGTTCTTTATTTCACTAATCAACCTACCTTCACTATCCGTATCTGGTTCCAAAGGTCTGTACGGAGGTGTACCCGGAGGCAACAACCATGAAATTTGTGAGTTGTAGGTCAGCATGAATATGCCATGAAGATGTTGTTTCGTTGCCTCAGGTAGTGCCTGTAAGGCTTCTACTTTCTGAGTAACATTCTTAGTTTTTCTAGCTTCTGTTAAGGCCTCGGCCATGCCTATTGTATTTCCACTCATTTTAAAACTCGCTTATATCTTCCATTAAATGTTTAAGTTTAAATTTAACAAAGTAGTTAAACATTTTACCACGACCCTTATTCGGGACATCAAATTTGTCTAACACCTGTTGCTGTATGTCTTCTGGTATATATTCCAAATCAATTAGCATTCTATTTCGAACCCAACCACGCTTTTCTTCTTCATCATCAAACGAATTCTCAACCTGGTCAACAGTTCCTTTTAGCTTACTAAGGTATTTAGCTCGTAAAGGTTTCTGCCTTGTACCATTGACAAAACAACTATCAGATGAAATGTAGTTAGGAATACCATCGCCTCTATCTCCTCTTGCTATATGCTCAATGAGAAATCTGCTAGGATCCTTATCTTTGACCCATTTCTTATGAACAGGATCGTATTGTTTAATTTTTGGATACTTATGTAATTGAATAAAGTCTTTATCACCAGACAATATTAATGTTGCTTCATCATGGTTAAGTTTAACCAATGTAGCAATAACATCATCAGCTTCTGCTGTACTAACTCTAATTACCTTGTAAGGAAAGTATGTATCAATTTCCTCCCTAACCTTGTTAAGGGTATTAAATACATTTGACCAATCTATATTAGATTGCTCTCTATACTTTTTGCGATTTGCTTTATAGTATTCAAATCTTTGACGTCGCCAAAAGTTTTTGTCGTCACAGCAAATTACTAATTCACCAAAACTTCCATTAAATCTCTTTCGGGCGGCACGCAGGCTATTCAAAATCATATGACGAAATAAATTCTCATCTAATTCCACATTTTTATTTCCTCCAATCTGAACCATCAAATTGGATATCATAACCTGGTTTAAATCAACCAATATCATAATAATCTCCGTTTACTTCATTATGCTATATTATAGGAATATAGTACGCTGCGGTCAACAGTTATTTTGGCATATTGAAATCAGTATCTGTTTTTGATGTTTCAATGACGCTCACAGCAAATTTTTGTAGGGGGTGTTTCATCCCTAGAGATCTATACATAGCAGACTTTATTGATTCACTAACCAGAATCAGATCGTGATGTGATAGGTTATCCTTATGAATATCACAACCATTCTTTTCCATATTTCGGAATACATCAAATGCTATTTCAACAGCTGCTTCAGTGACAAATTGACTCCTTACCTTCTCAATAGACGCACGGAGCTCCTCCTCATTTTGGGGAGGGCTTGCCATTTTATCCTTAGGAAATTGTAGTATATCTGCCATGTGTATATTTAGCTGCAGATTCATGCGTATAGTTGTAAGAAAATAAATACGAGTTTGATGTTGACCAGTATCGTGTTATATGCGATATTAATAGTATGAAAAGAGAACACACCGACAATCAGCCCGAGGGCCCAATACAAAGGGTACGCCAGGGCCAAATTGCCGTTTTTTTAATTAATAGAGAAGGACTATAATATGTATAATAGTGAAGATATAATAAGCGAAGTACGAGACGTACAAGCACAAAACAGTGATCTACTTCAAAGAGTAGAATTTTTAACAGAGCTGGTAGAGAAATTACTTCTTACTAGATCCAGCTACGAAATGCGTAACCCTAAACCGGTTGCAAAATAATGAAAATAAATACGAGTTTGATGTTGACCGGTATAGTGTTATATGCGATATTAATAGTATGAGAAGAGATACTAAAACAGTTTACACCACAAAAAGCGAAAGTAGGTTCACCCTATATGAATTGAAATCTATGGTGCAGCGAGGAGATATAGGGACCTTCTGGAGAAGTCCAGTTCAGAGGGTTAGCGAGAGGGACGCAGCTCAGAAGGCTCGAAAGATTACCTTCACTAAGGCCTGGCACTTTTTTACATTAACTGCTTCTTTGAAAGGAATTATATAATGGCAGCTTTAGTTGAAACAATGGCTTATGCAGGCGAAGTGCCTTGGCATGGTCTAGGTACGAAAGTATCGAACGATATTAGCATAGATGATATGCTAAAAGAATCCGGATTGGATTGGAAAGTAGTTCCTGTTCCAGTATTCGGTAAAATGGATGGTAAGGAAATCAAATCAACATATCAAATGTTGGTTCGTGATACTGATCAAAAAGTCCTTACTATGATTACCGATAAGTGGAATCCAGTTCAGAATTCTGAGGCTTTTGAATTTTTCCGTGATTTTGTAGATGCAGGTGCAATGGAAATGCACACTGCTGGATCACTTCAGGATGGTAAATGGGTTTGGTGTCTTGCTAAGATATCAGAATCTTTTGAACTGTTTGGTGGTGATAGGGTAGATGGTTATTTACTTTTCTCAAACCCACACATTTATGGTCGTGGTGTTGAGATTCGTTTCACTCCTACTCGTGTTGTTTGTAATAACACATTACAGCTTTCACTTGGATCAGCAACTGATAGTAAGGTTCGTTTGAATCACCGTTCTCAGTTTGATCCAGATATGGTGAAAGAGACTCTTGGTATTGCATCTGAAAAGATGGCTAAGTACAAAGAGATGGCTAAGTTCTTAGGATCTAAATCTTATAAGAAAGAGATCGTTGCTGAATACATGAAGGAAGTTTTTCCTGGTTACAGCAAAAGAGCTATCGAGCAAGCCAATGAGATTAAAACTCTTACAGATGCTCAAATCTCAGCCTTAGGTCTTTCTAGGAATGCTAAGGGTGCTCTTGATATTCTTGAGACACAGCCTGGTGCAAACTTTGCTCCTGGTTCTTGGTGGAATGCTTATAACGCTTGTACATTTATGACAGATCATGTTATAGGTAAGACACAAGAGTCTAGGCTTACATCAGCTTGGTATGGTTTAAACAAGAGTGTTAAAGTTAAGGCTCTTGAGAAAGCAGTTGAATATGCCGAAGCTGCATAGTCCTTATATTCGGATTGAAATATCTGAAGTCGTAAAAACTCCCGGTGATAAAAGTCGCCGGGAGTCTCTTTATAATCTACATACAGAAGAGTTTCAAGCACGAGCAGATGCTTTGCAGTGGATGAACACCCAGAATAACATAAGGTCTTTTGGTGAAGATATTGCCGACGCTATGGATGTGACATAAATATATAGACACATCGAAGGGGAAGCAGATGTTT